ATGCTGAGTAAGATTGTCCTCTACCTACAAAAGTAGATATTTCAATAATAGTTTGCTGATCTCGTATGACTAATTTTTTATTTTCTAATAGATCTTTACAAGCTGAACATCCTAAACGTTTAGTTCTACGAGTCATCTCAATACCAATAGCATTAGCTTTAATAGCAGAAGATACATGTACGTTCTCATATTCTAATTCATAATATAAACCATTACATACTACAGTACCTTGATCATTAGACTCTATCACCACGTAAGCATTGTTGTAAGAGATCGCAAATTTATAAATAATATTAGGAAAGAGCAAAGGAGATATATTGTTATTTCGATATACTGCGACTTGCTTGAACGGTCTCGTTGAGATGTCAATTACGTTAAACGTAGAATAATCCTGTCCTCTTCCTTTACTAACATCAACGGTCATAATATATTGATGTTTAGGATTAGTCTCTTCATAGATGAGACAATGGCCGTCTTCTAGAACCCTAGTTGGATTACTAGCACGAAGACTCATTAATGTTTCTGCATTGATTAAAGTATCCGCTGTTCCAAAGAAGGTATTACCAAATTCCTGATCGAATTGCAGTCGAGAAGTATTAGCTATAGTTTGTTGCTTCCATACTTCGTCTCTGCCTGGTACGTCATGCCAATCTACTCTGAATGGTTTATATTCATTGACGCCTTGTGTAGCGCCTTCCCATAACTTATGAAAAGTATTACCTAAACCATTAGCCGTAGAGGTAATAATAACTTTAGTTTCTTTACCAGATGATATTACAGGATAAGTAGATGTATAAAATTCTGCAGCTCTCTCAACGAAAGCAAACTCATCTAGATATAATAAGTTAACAGACAAACCTCTTATAGAAGAACCAGATGTGGCTCTAGCTATAATTCTACTATTATTACTAAATTCCACCGATCCTTTATTTAATACCTTACATCCAGGTTGTAGAAAGAAAGGTATGTTTTCTAACATAAGAGTAATACGACCTAGCATCTCTCTTGCTGTCTCACCTTTGTTAGCTAGTACGGCTACTGTCTTTTCAGGATTAAATAATACAAACCATAATAGATAAGCACATGCTGATATAGACTTACCTGACTGACGACAAGCTAATACAATATTAAAGCGATGATCATTGAATTGTTGAAACATTTGTTTTTGATAAGGATATAGATGAAAAGGAACTAATCCTCTATCTAATTGAATAACCTTGACGTATGTTTGAGCAAAGTATACAGGATCCTGCATACAACGTTTATATTCTAGTAGTTGTTCCTTGGTCCATTCTTGTTGAATGCCATCACGTTTAACATTACTATTACCAAGATAGGTTTCGTTACTCTGTTGATTCCACATCTATCACATTATCACTTTTCAATAACATTCTCTGTAGATCTACCGTAGTTAGAAATACGTTATTATTAGTTACAGCTTTCTCTGGTAAAGCTTTAGCTTTAATATCTTTTTCTTTCTTATTAAGATCCATAAGACGATCATTAATCTCAGCCATTTGCTTCATCATGTTTGATAACACTTCAAAAGCTCTAGGGTGTTCTGATTGTCTTGCCACTTCCATCATAAGATCCAAACTCTCACGACCTTTATCTAATAGTTCGTAATAAGTAGCTCGTGAGTATTTGTAATCATCATCTATATTTCTTTCATTATCCATTAGGCGCTATCCTGTACATTAACAATTGTTGTAGTAAATCCATAATCTGAATCAGCGTTAACACTTAACGGATCAGGTAAAGTAGTAATGGTCTCTAATAACATATCTGAATCAGACCATCCTGCACCTAAATTGTATACTGGATTAGTAACTTTACGTATAATCTTACTACCCAATGCACCAATATTTTTATAGAAGTTTACTTTCATTTCAAAATCTAGAGTGTATACAATAGTTCTTCTAGACTCTACTATACCCTCATAATCATCGGAAAAAGACACGCCTAATAAAACTAATGGTACATCTTCCTTAACAGTAGGAAAGTCGTCTAAAGGCTTTATAGTAACGGTATATTGAGGATTAAAGAAAGGTATAATCTGTTCTACTATTTGTAAAGCATCGTCTTGTGACTTAGCATATACATTTAGTTGCATACCTATATTATAAGGTACAGCGGTATAAATCTTATGTCGATTAGTAATAGAATCTGTTACGGGTTTTGAAAAAGATTGTGTTTTAGATAACTGTCGAGTTGCATCATAAGCTATCGAAGTTATTTCAAATGACATACGAGGTAACTTAATAGCTACAGCTCGTTCCATAGCCTCACCTGCATTCATTTGAGCAATACGTTCTATAAATTTATTTTTATTAGCGTAAGATAAAGGTACTTTAACTGTATCTACTACAGCACCTGATGAGTTCTTTCTAATCACATACAAATTATTAAACAATGAACCAAATAGTGCTACTGACTTTCTTATTCTTTGATAATAGAAATGTGTACCGAACATTATTGCATATCTCCAAATGGATTACCTTCACTAAAATCTATAAACGATACTTCATAATCATCAAAGGCCGTATTCTGCGCAGTATTCTGAATGCTTTGTAATTCTGCTACTAAGCTAGGTGTCGCCACATTACCAGAGGTACTACCAATTACTTGTCTAGTAGTTACAAAAGTATGGAATTGACCATCGTCAGCGCCAACATGTGCAAGATATAATTTATCATCCGAATCAGACCATTTAACAACTTCACCAGATATAACCGTACCATCAGTTAATGTTTGTGTAACAGTTTCACCTATAGTGTAGTTACCTATAGTACCATCTGAGTCCATAGTTAATAACCATTGGTAAGCGAAATTCTTTTCTATAGCATCAATAGCATCAATACCAGTATCCAAATCTTCATCATTGTATTCAAACAATTCTGCTGTGATTCTAAATACAGGAAGATTCTTTAATTGATAGAAAGGTCTTTCATCTTCTACTTTACTAATTTTAAATAAAGAACCAGATAATGGTAAGAATAGTAAATCGCCTTCTTTAGGACGATAATATTGTACAGTACCTTCTGCATTAAGAATAGGTTTAATTCGTTGATTCCAAGATCGTTTAGATATTACAAAATTAGCAACGTCTCGTATCTCTACTCCAAATTTAGTAAATAGATCTCCATCTCCATCAAAGCCATCTATATTCTCAATATACATTTCTAGTTTATGATTGGATCCAAAAGTAGCAGGAATCTCATCATTGAGAATAGTATCGTAACGTACTTGTGTACGTGGAAGATAATAGACGTCTTGGCCGTATATCTTTAGAGCTTCAACTACTATATCTTCATAGAGTATTTGCTCTGAACGCCTGCCTTGAGAAAAATAAGGATTTAATGGCATGGCTTAACCTACAAAGAAGTCCGGAGGTAATTCATTTTCCATTCGCATAGTTTCTAAAAGTTTTTCTAACTCTGCGGTTGCATCATCATAAAATTGTCTTCCGTTTAAAGTTACTCCTCCAGGTAATTGCATACCTTCAAATTTAATTAGGTTTTGGCCCCATTGTTGTTTAATAAGTTGTGTAGTATAACTTTTAATAAACTTATCATTGTATATAGAAGTAGCTGTATTTGGGTCTATAATTTGATATACTTCAGCTACAATATAATCTCCTGCTTGTATATCTTGATCTGCAAAGTCGCCGAAAATGTATAATCTATTTTCTTTTCTGGAGAATTGTACTTGCGGAGTACCACTTAACTTCATATCTAATAAAGATAAGTATTGTTGCATTTGTTCATAGTAAGCCATATCTCCTGCGTAAGTAGATAGATCGGCTACATCATTTAACATCATTTGATACTTAATATCAAAAAAGTTAAAAGAAGTATTAAAAGTAGTAGATATTGGAAATAGTTTAGAGATGTATATGATATTGCTAGATACAGAAATATACTCATTAGCAACATCAGCAGCAGTTACTAAGTGTTTTAAATATATTTTCTTAGTAGCATCAGAATGATATTCTTGATATACTTGTAAAGCATCATCTACTTTATCTTGTAGTTGATCTTCATCTACGTTAATTTCAATGACAGGTTCACCTAATCGCCTTAGGCAAAAGTCAATTAATTGTCTGCGTGTTGCTGGTGATGACATGTCATATACCCTTTAATATTATTTATCTATATTTATACTTCGTGAGTACCATTAAACATAGGATGATTAAACTCTGATCTACCTTGGCTACTCCATACATGAAATGGTAATACTTCTAAAGGTTCATCTTTAGTTTTAAAATGATGTGGTACCATAGGATCAATAATTAATACATCATGTGGTTCTAAAGCAATAGTTTCAGATTTTGTTGGAGTACCATGTATACAAATACCGGAGCCTGATTTAACATATACTATTCTTGCAGTAGAATGTATATGATGTGCTTGTTCTGCAGTATGTGGAGGCATATACAAATATTGCCAAGTAGGATCACCTGATCGTATAGGAGGCAATAACTGTGAAGTAGCGCAACCATTAATATAAGGTAAAGAAGGTAATACATTAACACTACTATCACGATTCCAACTTTTGTATCCTGGTACCACAATACCCAATAAAGAAGCTCTGGCTCTATCTCTTCGAGTATATACTTTACTACAAGAAAAATTATCTGCAACCCATATAGTCCATTTAGATTTAATATCATGTGTTCCTATATACACTTTATAATCATATAGTTCACGAACATCTGTAGGTGATACAATAATAGTATCATCTATTGCATTGTACTTTCGTATTATCGGTATGTAAGTCGACATAAAGATCCGTCCTTAGTTTTAGTAGCGCAATAAGTTTCATCACATCCTCGCGTGCGCAAATAGTTTCTAATAGCTAGTTTATAAGTAGCTTGCTCGTATTTAGCATTCTCTTCGTAATGATTCATAGCCCATCTTTGTAAGTCTACATCATCATAAAAATGTAAAACATTACTTAAAGGTGGTATAGGTAATAGTCTCCATAACATACCCATTCTTAATAATACATCTTGGTATTTACAAGTAAAATTAATAGCCCATACCCACTCTGCATAAGTAACAGAGGCTTTAGGTTTATTAAGAAATGTTAGTATGGTAGGATCTAATACTTCTTGTACTTCTCCAGGTACTACATATTCATAAGGTTTCTGCCTAGTTTCAAATGATCTACAATAACCCTTAACTGAACCAAATATCTGATCTCCAATCTCTCCTGTAATTACTAATAGGTTAGGAGTATCTTCTATAAATTTTCTAAATTCAAAATCTTTATCATGTGGCATACCTAAAAAACCAGTGTAAACATATTCTGCTGTCACTAATGGAAATTGCCCCGCTAGTATCTCTGCTGCTAACTTAGGATGTTCTCCTATAGCATGATGATTGATATGTATATGAAAAGGCACGCCAGCGGCTACTAAAGCATAAAAGGCGCAAGTAGAATCTAATCCACCCGACCACATTAATACTACTGTTTTATTCTTAGTAAGTTCTCTAATGTAATCTGCGCGTGCTGCAATAAGAGTATTGAAATCCGCTGTCTCTTTACTATGAGGCACAGGAGATACTATTTTGTATTCTTTAGATCCAATAAAAGTTTTAGTACGATCTACTAAATAGACTTCAAAGAAATTGCGAATAATCTTTTCTTGTTCATTGATAGTATGATATAGCGTGGGATGGTAGGGGCCATAATCCTTTATAAAAGATACATAATCTTTACGTAATCGTAATTCCATAACAAAAATTATTTATTAGTTTAATAAAGTACCGCTTGCATCATAAACATTTATTCTATAGTATGAACCTTCTTGTCCATCAAGCTTGTCTGCGTCTAATAATGTACCAGCACCATCAACTGTTAATAAAGCTGTTAATATTTCTGAAGCGGTAGAGTAAGTCTCGTTAAAGTTAATGACGCCAGTACCTGAGTTATAAGTAATATCACCTGTGGCGCTAATATGAGCTCTAACTTCACTTGCACTTGGACCTGTATAGGTAATAACACCTGTACCTGAGTTATAAGCAAGAGAACCATCTCCACCATTATCTGTGACGCTAATTAATCCTCTGACTTCACCGTCTGTTCTTTCAGTAAAGCTTATAACACCTGTAGATGAATTATAAGATAGGTCGCCACCAGCGCTTAAATGAGCTCTTACTTCAGCTGCACTAGGTCCTGTATAAGTAAATGCTCCTGTAGTTGAATTGTAACTAAAGGAACCATCGCCACCTGCATCTACAGCACTAAATAATCCTTTAATCTGAGCTGCAGATCTATCTGAGTCAGTATAGCTAAATTGACCTGTTGATGCATTATAAGATAGGTTACCTGCTGCTGAGAAGAATCCTCTTATCTCACCTTGATCTGCTGTGAATGCACCAGTAGAACTATTATAGTCAATACCGCTGCTGGCACTAAATAAACCTTTGATTTGAGCAGCTGATCTATCTGAATCAGTATAGCTAAATGCACCAGTAGAACTATTATAACTTAGATCACCTGCTGCGCTAAATAAACCTCTAATCTGAGCTGGAGTTCTATCTGATTCGGTAAAGTCAAATACACCTGTAGATGAATTATAAGATAAGTCTCCTGTCGCACTAAAATGAGCTCTTACTTCTGAAGCAGATGGACCAGTGTAAGTAATAACACCAGTGGATGCATTATAAGCTAAAGAACCATCTCCACCAGCATCAGTTACACTTATCTTACTTCTAACGACTTCTGTTGCGCTATCTGATAAAGATTTAAAGGATAAACTATTAAAGCCATTAATAATAGTATCTAGATTAGATCCAGTAGCTAAACTTATTCTATAAACGTTAGTGGCTGAATCCCAAGATGCACTATCTACGCCAGCTACTTGTACAGTAGTAGCACTTGTTACTTGACCTTGTGCATTAATAGTTAATTGAGGTATCTGAGTAGAAGAACCATATGTAGTTGCTGTAACTCCAGTATTAGTAATACTGTATTGTCCACTACTTAATGTTAATCCAGTACCTGCACTAAAATGAGCTCTTACTTCAGCTGCACTAGGTCCTGTATAAGTAAAGGCACCAGTAGAATTATTATAAGCAAATGAACCATCGCCACCTGCATCTATACCGTTAAATATACCTCTAATAAATGAAGCCTGATTAGTTAGGTCTGATACTTGACCTGTAACATTACCAGTTACATTACCAGTAAGAGGACCTTCAAAATTAGCTACTAGAGTAGCAGCCATATAAGATGAATCTAATATATCGATATCACCTTCAGGTTCTGGAGAATAACCATCAAATAGTCTCCATTTACTATCAGAAGCATCTCTAAACAATCCTGTATGCGCATAAGGATCACCTGGTGTATTATAGTTACCAATAACACCTATGTCTATATTAGCTGGTTGTGCAAAACCTTTCCATCGATCATCAACTGTATGGTTAAAGCCTCTTATGAATGATGCTGATATACCATAAGATAATGGAGCAATTAATGACGATACGCCTTTATAAGTAGCATCTGAATCTAATACCCAAGAAGTAATACCTGAACCAGCAGAGTCAAAAGCTAAAGGAGTAAAGTTACCTACGCCAGCTGATGAGTCGTAACCCCATTGAATGGTATCACCTTGTGAATCAACTGCTGTGATTTTTACATAATAGTATTTGTCTGAATCACCTTTATAGTGACCAATCAGAGTAGCATTATCTAGACCTGATCCAGTAAATAGTGTATTGGTTTCACCAATAGTGTCGCCACCTGCTAAATAGATAAAGCTATTAGATACATTAAGATTGTTTATAGCTACACTAGATTGTGCACCTAAAACTGTTAAGTTACCACCTATAGTAAAGTTACCATCTACTCGACCTGTGCCTGTAACACGTATCCTTTCAAAACTATGGTCAACAATATCAACATATATGGTACCGTTACCATTAGCTGAATCTGATGTTAGACAGTAACCAATATCCATAGGGAAGTTAGGATACTCAGGCGCTGTATCAACTATGTCGCCAGGATTTAAATATCCTAAATGTATTCTACCACCTGATGTTAAAGTAGTAGTATCGATACCACCAACCCATCCTTTAATACGTATCCAACCATGTGAATTAATTTCAATTTGAGAAGCAGCTAATCCTATAACATCTTTCTTAGCTTCATCAGAAGCGTCAGCTAAAGCTACAGTTGGATGATGAGAATGATAAGGATGTGCGGCATTATGCACACCGGTAATATAAACTGGTTTACCTTTACCAATGACCACACCTGAATTGTTCCATACGCGAATGGTCATCTGTTGACCAATAGAGACAGTACCTCCTGAATCATCAGTAAAGAATCTTAATGCTTTATCTGTATTGTCATAATACAGTTTACCATCTGACTCTAATTGAGCAGAGGTTGGAGTAAATATTAAATGATCGGTAATCTCACCAACGGTGGCAGATACAGTAGTAGTGCTAACATTAGTAGCAGATACACCATCAAAGATAACAGATGCATTAGTAGCAACATCTTGACCGATATCTATTTGACCACTTGTAATAGTAACACCAGTACCGCCTGTAAAATGTGCTCTTACTTCAGCATCAGTAGGTCCACTATAAGTGATTACACCAGTTGAATTATTATATGATAGAGAGCCATCACCACCTTGATCATCAATACTGATAGCTAATCTAGCATCTGAATCTACTCTAGCTGTAGTATAGTAAAGATTAGTACCTTCTGCTAAATTAGTAGTGGTCTTACCAGATAATCTTACGTCAAAGTCTGAGTCTGCTCTAACAGTAGTATAGTAAAGATTAGAACCTTCTGTTAAATCAGAAGTAGTATTGTCACCAAAATCAGAATCAAATCTTGCTGTAGTATAATAAAGATTGGTACCTTCTGTAACATTCGTAGTAGTCTTAGTAGCCAATCTAACATCGAAATCGGAATCAGCTCGCGCTGTAGTATAATAAAGATTATCACCTTCAGTTAAATTAGTAGTAGTCTTAGTGGCTAAATTTTTATCAAAATCAGAATCTGCTCTGACTACTGTGTAGTAAAGATTATTACCTTCTGCTAAATTAGTAGTGGTTCTATCACCTAAGGCTGAATCAAATCTAGCATCTGTATAATAGAGATTACTACCTTCGGTTAAGTTATCAGTTGTTTTAACAGCTAGTCTTGCATCAAAGTCTGAATCATGTCTAGCTTTAGTGTAATAAAGATTACTACCTTCTGTTAATTGTGAAGTAGTAAATGGCCCTAGAGTAACTGAGTCTGTAAAGTCACCAGTAGCTGTAGATAATGTTAATACTCCTGTGGCATCGTTATAAGCAAGCCCAGTAACACCAGATACAGTAGAAGTGGTTACATTAGTAATTTGTCCTTGAGCATTAACTGTAAGTACCGGAATACTACTTGCTGAACCATAAGTGTCAGCAGTGACTCCAGTATTGGTAATACTAATATTACCACTAGATACAGTAATACCTGTACCACCGACAGCATGTACATCAAAGTCTGAATCATGTCTAGCAGTAGTATAATAAAGATTGTTGCCTTCTGCTAAGTCGCTAGTACTCTTAGTAGCTAGTCTTACATCGAAGTCAGAATCAACTCTTGCTTGAGTATAATAGAGATTATTACCTTCTGATAAAGCAGTAGTAGTATGATTAGAAATATCTGATACTTGACCTGTAACGTTACCTGTTAAATTACCTTGAAAGGTTGCTGCTACAAAAGTTTCAGAACCTACAGTCCATTTATCAGCGGCTTCATCCCATAGTAAAGATTTATTAGAATCAGTACCTCGTTCTATTTCAATACCGCCATCTAATGACGGTGTACCTGCTTCATTAGCATTAAGTACAATGATATTGTCACCAATATCTACTTGACTAGAATTAACAGTAGTAGTAGTACCAGCAACAATAAGATCTCCTCTTACAACTGCTGTATTAGTAATTAATAATCCACCAAAGGTAGCTGAGTCTGTAGTACCTACTGGTTGTCCAATAGATATAGTACCAGTAGATGCATTATAGGTAACACCAGTACCTGCAGTCAATGCATTTTTAGCATCTGAGTCTGCTCTAGCTGTAGTATAATATAAATTAGTACCTTCTGCTAAGTCAGTAGTTGTTTTAGTAGTTAATGCAACGGTAAAATCTGAATCATGTCTGGCTGTAGTATAATATAAATTAGAACCTTCTGCTAAATCTGAAGTGCTCTTAGTTGCCAGTCTAGTATCGAAATCTGAATCTACTCTACCTGTTGTATAGTAGAGGTTGTCACCTTCTGTTAGGTTACTTGTATTTTTAGTTGCTAGTCTTACATCGAAATCAGAATCAGCTCTATCTGTAGTGTAATAAAGATTAGAACCCTCTGATAAGCTGCTAGTATTTTTAGTAGCTAATCTTATATCAAAATCTGAATCATGTCTGTCTGTAGTATAATAAAGGTTGGTACCTTCATCAAGATCTGAAGTTGTTTTAGTATCAAATCTTGTATCGAATCTTGCTGTGGTATAATAAAGATTGTCTCCCTCTGCTAAATCGGAAGTGGTATTATCACCGAAATCAGAATCAAATCTAGCAGTTGTATAAAATAGATTAGTAGTACCTTCATTAATGTCATCTGTAGTGATACCTGCATTAGTAGTAATAATAGTATCACCGTTAAATTGTAATACATCTGTAGCACTATCATAACTTAAAATTTGACTACCTAGGTAAATAGTGCTACCACTTAGATATAAGTCTCTCCATTTATTAGCTGAGGTACCTAAGTCATATGTTACGTCTGCAGCCGGGACTAAATTTTCTGGTATAGCATTAAATCTTATAGCTACACCACCAGCTGAATCTACTACGAAATCATCGGAACTAAATGAAGCTGCACCTACATTATCTGTAGAAGCTAACTCTAATGTTAATGTCCAAGTATCAGCTGAAGAGTCCCAAGATAAATCAATACCGTTACCTTCTGTAAGTGTTAATGGTTCCCATTTTGAAGTGGCCTCATTATATGCTAAAAGGTCACCTGAAACTGCTCCTGTTGTATTAACACCTGCTAGGTTATTAATACTAAATGCACCAGAGGTAACAGTCGCGATAGGAGTTCCAACTACAACCTTTTTAACTAAGATTTTATTTTGATTTGATGGCATACAATCCCTTATCTAGTTACAGAAGGAGTAACATAACAGTTACCTTCTAATACTCTTTCTATTATAGTATTCTCATCGCTATCTTCAAAAGAAAGCTCAACATCATAAACATATCTTTTCTTTGGTAATAATTGGCTGGTCTCTGAGTTGGTTAAAGAAAGTGTAACTATACCAGCGGATGCAGGAGAAGCAATAATTGAATTGAATTCAAATGTATTATCACTATCTGCATTATAGTTTAGTTTTAATTTAGCAGATACTGCATAGTTGGTAAGATTCTTAGCTGAACCATCAGCATTAATCAGATGGACTTCGACTGCTACGTCAGCTCCTTGATCTATAGTTATTTCTTCGAAATGTGCCATACAATATAATCCAAATAGAATTTCTATTTATTTATACGAAGAGGAAAAAGAAAGAGGCCCGAAGGCCTCTTTAAATACAACTTAACTAAGAATTAAGCTGCTTCTGCGTACTCAACAGCTTTGTTAAGTGCTTTAGATTTAAGGTTCTTTTTATTACCGAACCATGCACTGTCTAATCTAGTTGCGTGATTACGTCCGAAGACATGATCAGTTAGATAAGTTACAGTGTTAAATGCTTGCCAGAAAGTACCTTCAGCATATTTAGCACCTGGTTGAGTATTAAGAGTATCATAAGCTAATTGAGCATTTCTAGAAGTAAACTCTAATACTTGACCTGATGGTTTACCAAATACATCGTTAAAGTAGTTTGTAATAGACTCATTAGTGAATCTTTTTGATCCAATGAACTGAACTACATTTTTATAAGCATCTAGTTTTTCTCTAGCAATACCCATTTGTTCTTTAACATAGTCTGCATCGAACCTAACTTTATGACTCATTCTAAACATATCGTTAGATACTGAATCTAAAGCAAATGATAAAGTATTGTTACATACTACTCTAATTGGAGTCATACGAATATCGATACTTGAACCGTATTTGTGAGGATTAGTAAAGAGTAAATAGTTCTCAGTAACATCACCTTTAAATAATTCAAATGACTCTTTTGTTTTAGCTAATGCCCAAGTAATTTGACCATTTCTTAATGAACCCGCTGTATGCATTTCCATATCACCTGCTGTGACATATTCATTAAAGAAGTCAAACGCTTCATTGTTTTGTACTGGATTCCAATCAGTACCTACTACGTCTAATAAAGTATTATCAGAAGTACGTACAAGACCTTTCTTGCCTGGTACTACGATACCACTTGCTGTTATTAGATCTTGTTTCTCTACAGACCAATCAAGTCCAGCTGCAACTAACATTTCTTGAGGTGCTAGATTCTCATCTACAGCTACTCCCAATCCGTGCCAAGGTAACTCACCTGCATAAGCCATTGTTTCTACATTATGTGCCATATTATTTTCTCCCTTTGTTGACATTAATATATTCTTTCATTCTTATATATTAACTGATTTCACATCAAATGTCAAGCCCTAAACCCAATTATTTTTCGAAAAAGTTTGTTTTAAAATCAATGACTTAGCTTATTTGATCTCGAAAAGACCTATTTTTTCTAGATTTTTATCGTATGTTTCGGTATCAAGAGCACCAGTATATTCAATATCTACGTTATGTACTTCTTTAATAATACGTTTTATGTTATTCCAATTAGCCGGTCTTTTGTTAACTTTATTAGATATAGTAAAGCAATTATAGTCTTTACATATATTAGGACGATCTTTATAGATAGAACATGTTTTTAAATCACCTTTAGTCTCTAATTTAGAACAAGTATATTCTATTTCAAATGGAGATACATTATGATGAGTATGTTCTTGTTGAGTAAGGTTTCTAGGATTATGCCAAATAATCTTTTGTTGTGTACCTACAATAGCATTTAAAAACACTACTTGTTCAGGAGTAGCTAATTGTGTTTTAGATTGCCATTTACAACAATGAGCACAACGTTGACATACATCTGACGTTATGAGTGTATCATCTAACATGATATTACTCTGTAGAAATTTCCTCGAGCACTAAATTACGCATAGCTTTAGATTGTGGATCATCACCGTATTTAAAAATATAAGATACAGTCATTCTCCAGCAGTCTGTTTTAGCACAATGGTATACTAATTTATCTTGTGGTTCACCGTAATGGCCAAAGTAACCATATTTACATTGCCAACCTGGTTTATCTTGCAAAGATATTACTTTATTGGTTTTCCAATCATAGTAATCAAAAGAACCGGTACCTTTTTCAGACCAAGTAAAGATAAGATTGTAAGCTGTAGCATTAGCGTTATTATGCCAGGCAATCCATCCACCAGGAGGATACATACAAGCTAAAGCGTTAAACCTAACAGAAAAGGCTGATGACATATCTATGTTTAATTGATTATACTTATTAACTTGTTCTTGCCAATATCCTGGCCCACCTTCTCTTAATACTGTTTGATCTGGTCTTAGATTAAAACTCTGAGCGGATTCTGGATAACCATCATGATCTCTTCCTTTATCCATAATATATTTTAGATAAGCTGCATTAGTCCAATAATCGTAATGTTGTTTTTCAAAGGTACGAAAACCTGAACCATCTAATCGATAATGTTTTGCAATCTCAGCGCGATTATCATACATCCATAACCAATCGTTAAGTACTTCTAGTAAATCTTTATTTCGTATATCAATTGTTTGCATATTCGTATATGTTAGAATCTTTTTTAGCCATATTAGAGTAATGCATAATAACTATTGGGTCTTTAGGGTCATGTCGACCATCATGATAACAAGTATACCAATTCCATCGAGCATCGTCTGGAAAGATTCCTATTTTTAATTTATTTTCCCATTTAGGGTCTTTATTAATTAACCACCATAAAGAAAACTGGTCCCACCATTTTAATGATCGTGGATAGTTTCTTTCATCCCAGCCACCTTGTTCATTTTTAGGCCACCATTCATTATTCCATTGCTTTTTAAATAGTTCATACCAATCATTACAAAAATCTAATACTTCTTTCTTAGATGATCTATATAAACATACACCACCACATAAACCTAAACGCCCGGCTGGGAAATAAACTTCTTTAAAAACATATTTACGATCATCTCCTAGGTAAGTAAACATAAGATCATGATCACCTAATTCATCAAATACTTTAGCTATATCTTCATGGACTACTTCACAATCAGCATCAATATACATAGTAATATCATAAGGCGATTGAGCCATACCCCATAACTTAGCTCTATAATGATCATCGCAAATAATAACTTTATCACATATATCTGCTCTATGATCTACAAATCGTTCTTCTGTTACTAGAGTACATTTAGCTTCAGGATTATGATCCATAATAGATTCGATAAGGTTAATAGCGAGAATGTAAAAGTTAGGTTGTTTAGAAGCAACTACAAGATAACCGTTATTCATTATATACCCAATTCTTCTTTAACAATCAATTGTGCAAATATTTGCATCTCTACGATATTTTTAGATTTCCTTAATCTTGCTTTTAATTCACGATTCTTTGAATTTTTTATTTCAGGTATTTCAAAAGCATTTAATTTAGCATCAAATAATGCAGCTAATTGTTCTTGCTTTTTCTTTTGCTGTTCTTTTAAATAGCGAGTTCTTGACTCCTCTGCTTTTTTATCTGCTCTTGCCTGCGTATTTTTATCTAATTGCTCTGTACCTAATTGATCAAGTACTTCTTGAAAGTCAGGATTGGCTTGTCCCTTATCATCTAGCTTAGAGACTGTTAATTGTTGCGATGTTTTTTTACCGTCCGGCTGTGTAATGACTAATATGCCAGTAATACGATCCTTTGCATAGTTTTCCCAGAATGCATGATTCTGCCATTGTCTATTCATAATGTACTCCGTAATAGAATATTATATATCAATTAAAAATTAATGTCAAGCTACTCTACAATATAATGTATAAGTTTCTACAGTAGCGTCTGTAGCTTGAACAGTTAAACCAAAAAAGTCTCCTGTATAGGTTTGTGAAAAGTCTCCAATAAAGTCTCCCGTAAATGTATCAGAAGACACTTGAGTAGAATTAAGTGTACTGTTAGATAAGAAGGTGCCAGTATAGTCACCTTGATAATCTACTGTGCCTAAGAAGTTACCTGTATACTCACCTAAGTAATCGGCAGTTGATACGGCTGTATAATTTAAAGCATCTGGATCAACATAATCAGAAGTAGAATCCTGAGTAGAATTAGCGGTACTGTTTCGTGTACTTACTGCTGTATAATTAGCTGCATCTGGATTGATATAGATTGTAGTATAGTTACCAGTAGACACTCTAGTAGATAATTGAGTGCTATTAGCAGCAGGATCATTAGGGTTAGTAAAGTTACTAGTAAAGTCTCCTATAGATGTTTGAGTACTATTCTGCGTACTGTTACGAGTAGATAATTGAGTACTAGTAGCCGCATCAGGATTAATGTAACCTGTGGTATAATCACCTACAGAGATTTGAGTAGAGTTAGCAGTACTATCACGAGTAGAAGTAGTTGCACTATTTTGTGCATCCGGATTAACATAACCTGTAGTAAAGTTACCTACAGATGTTCGTGTACTATCTTGTGTACTAGTAGCTGCATCAGGATTAATATAAGCAGTAGTAAAGTTACCTACAGAGATTTGAGTAGAGTTAGCAGTAGATGCTAATGTACTATTTGAAGCATTAGGATTAACATAACCTGTGGTAAAGTTACCTACGCTGTTTGCTGTACTATCACGAGTAGATGTTGCTGTACTATTTAATGCATTTGGATTAACATAACCTGTAGTATAGTTACCTACGCTATTGGCTGTACTATCTCTAGTACTATTTCTAGTAGATGTTGCGGTACTATTTAATGCATCGGGATTAACAAAGGCGGTGGTATAATCACCTACAGATACTCGTGTACTATTTCTTGTTGAAGTAGCTGTACTGTTTAATGCGTTGGGGTTAACATAACCTGTAGTATAGTCACCAACAGATACTCGTGTACTAACAGCTGTACTATCTCGTGTACTAGTAGCAGCATCAGGATTAACATAGTTACCTGTATAGTTAATCACATCAGGGTTAGTAAACGAAGAAGCATCGGGGTTCACTGATGATCTAGTATAGTTAATCACGTTAGGATTAACATAAGAGGCACCATCAACATTAGTATAGTTACCTGTATAGTTAATAACGTTAGGGTTAACATAAGAAGCCGCATCGGGGTTTGTTGATGTTCTGGTATAGTTAATAACGTTAGGGTTAACATAAGAAGCCGCATCAACATTAGTATAGTTACCTGTATAGTTAATAACGTTAGGATTAGTAAACGAAGAAGCATCGGGGTTTACTGAGCTTCTTGTATAGTTAATTACATTGGGGTTAGTAAATGAAGATGCATCAGGGTTAACAGATGATCTAGTATAGTTAATAGCATTAACATTAGTATAAGAAGCAGCATCTGGATTCACAGATGATCTAGTATAGTTAATTACGTTAGGATTAGTAAATGAAGATGCATCAGGGTTTACTGATGATCTAGTATAGTTAATAGCATCAGGGTTTACTGATGATCTAGTATAGTTAATAACATCTGGGTTTACTGATGACCTAGTATAGTTAATAGCATCTGGGTTTGTAGAGGTTCTTGTATAGTTAATAGCATCTGGGTTTGTAGAGGTTCTAGTATAGTTAATCTCTGGTCCAGATGATGCTCGTGTATATTGTACATAGGCAAAATAAGCACCGATGTAATAATCTATAAATTTACTGGGGAATACGTTCGGACCACTAAATTGCGCCCCAATATATGAAGGTAATACAACTCGTTGGAAGTTACCAGTATACACTGTACCTGGACCTATAAAGTCTCCAGCGTAACCAGCAGGTCCTAAGAAGTCTCCAGCGTAACCAGCAGGTCCTAAGAAGTCTCCAGTGTAAGCAGCTGGTCCTAAGAAGTCTCCAGCGTAACCAGCAGGCCCTAAGAAGTCTCCAGTGTAAGCGATAGGACCCAAATAAGCTTGTGGACCTAAGTAATCACCCGCATAAGCAATAGGACCTAGGAAGGCCTGTGGGCCTAAATAATCTCCAGCATAAGCAATAGGGCCCAGATAAGCCTGTGGTCCTAAATAGTCACCAGCATAAGCAATAGGGCCCAGATAAGCCTGTGGACCTAAATAATCGCCTGTATAACTGATAGGACCCAAATAAGCTTGTGGGCCCAAGAAGTCTCCGGCGTAAGCAATAGGTCCTAGATAAGCTTGTGGACCTAAATAATCGCCTGTATAACTGATAGGTCCTAGATAAGCTTGTGGTCCTAAATAGTCACCAGCATAAGCAATAGGTCCTAGATAAGCTTGTGGTCCTAAATAGTCACCAGCATAAGCAATAGGTCCTAAGAAGTTTCCAATAAAGTTACCTGTAAAGTCTCCTGTAAAATCAAATAAGAAGTTACCAGTATAGGTAATAGGTCCTAAGAAGTCACCAGTAAAGTTACCTGTAAAGTCTCCTGTAAAATCAGTAGTAAAGTTACCAGTATAGGTAATAGGTCCTAAGAAGTCACCAGTAAAGTTACCTGTAAAGTCTCCGATAAAGTTACCTAAGAAGTCTGTTTGGAAATCTCCTGTATAGGTAATAGGACCTAAGAAGTCTCCTGTAAAGTTTCCTACGAAGTTACCTAAGAAGTCCGTAGTAAAGTCACCGGTATAAGTAATAGGGCCTAAGAAGTCTCCTGTAAAGTTTCCTACGAAGTCACCTGTAAAGTCAGTTTGAAAGTCTCCAGTATATGCAATAGGACCTAAGAAGTTACCAGTAAAGTTACCTAAGAAGTCTGTGGTAAAGTCTCCTGTATAAGTGATAGGACCTAAGAAGTCTCCTGTAAAGTTTCCAATAAAGTTACCTGTAAAGTCTCCTGTGAAATCAGTTAAGAAGTTACCGGTGTATGTAATAGGACCTAAGAAGTTACCAGTAAAGTCTCCTGTAAAGTCTCCTATGAAATCTCCGACGAAGTCAGTAGTAAAGTTACCAGTATAAGTAATGGGCCCTAAGAAGTCTCCTGTAAAGTCTCCGGTATAATCAGTTTGAAAGTCTCCGGTGTATGCAATAGGTCCTAGGAAGTCTCCTGTAAAGTTACCGGTAAAGTCTCCTACGAAGTCTCCGATAAAGTTACCAGTATAGGTTTCAGGTCCTGTAAAGTCTCCAGTATAATCAGTTAAGAAGTTACCTGTAAATAGATTAGTATAATCAACTGCTTCATTAACATAATTACCTACAAAGGTACCTTCGAAATCTCCTACGAAGTCTCCTATAAAGTCTCCTGTAAAATCACCAACAAAGGTATTAGTAGAGTTAGTAGTGTAATTTTCTAAATAGTTAGTAGTGTAGTTTTCATCAGCTGTAGTCTTTCTAGTATCAGTAGCTGTACCTCTAGCTACCCAAGTACCTGTTGCAACAGGAGCTCCTTCTGCTGAACTTCTTAATTGATAAGATCCAACAGCATTAGCAGCTGACATAATTCTAGTTTTAGCTCTTTGTCCTAGAGTATATTTGATTTGTGCATCAGACATCTCTTGTATGCCTTGATAGGTACCAGTAGCACCTGATGATCTTTTTATAGCAATAGGTCGCGCTGCATTAGGAGCAGCCATAGTATTTCTTTTATAAATGCTATAGTTAACTGTAGTACCATCTGTTTGAGTATCAGTATATACGTTAGATAAATGTACTCCATAATTACCAGATGGTGCAGAAGATCCTAAACGATAGGTGCCTGGATATTCATTAGTCATAATTCTACCAACTAGATTATCAACTAATGAATTTAAATCTGCTGTATCTTGTTCGTATAAATCACTATCGCCAGCAAGGTTTTGTGCTAAAGGTGTTCTCCAATCAGCACCATTCTCTGCTGCTGTACCTGTTGTTTGATATAAGTCTTTGGTAGTATTACCAATAGATAGAGATGAACCCGGATGAGTACCTACTGCTTGATTATAAAAAGTATCAGTAAAGGTACCTATTAGAGTATTACCAGAAGCAATATTAGTAAGAGCTCCTACTTCAGCAGAGTCTGCGTCTGCTAATTGTAATCCTGCTTGATAGGCTAACCATTCGAAATCATCATTACCGGCAGAGTCTTCAAATTCCTTGAAGTCATAAGTGCCTAGTAGTTTTAAAGGTGTAGCCATAATCTATATTTATATCAATTAAAAAGAAGAAATTATGCTGTTGCGTCAGACTCTACGGTTAACTTAAGTTTTAATGTAATAGAATAACTGTTAGTAATACCATCTGTACTAATATAAAATGTAAAGTATTGATATTTGCTAAATAAATTACCACCAGATGTAGATCCATATAAATTAAACCATCTTTCATTATTAGTGCCGGTAGATACTTGACTATAAGAAGTAGTTAAGTCTGCGGAATGAAGAGCATTAGCAGTATTAATTGAAATAGTTCCTACTTGTGTTCCTATAGTAGAACCAGCTGAGTATTTAACATAACCACCAGTTAATCCCGCTATTTGATATACTACAGCAGCTAAACCATTAATAGGAGAAGCAGTAGTCTGGGAAAATGGACCAGTACTAATAATAATCTGTGTAGATGATGCATTATAATAAGAAGCAAAATCCTCATCACCGGCACCTACTTGGTAACCAAAGTATAAATTAGTATTACCACTTTCTTCTTTAGCTACCATATAGAGCCAGCCTGTAGCTGTTGGGCCCAATGCACTAAAATCATAAGAACTTACATCAACATCTCGTGTAGTATCAATTAAAATATTTTCTGATATAGTAACTACTTGTGCACTAAGGAATTGCAACATATTCATAGTACCACTAGTGGGTACATTAGGAGCCACATCGTTTACATTATCTACAATACCTGCACCTTTTAAATAAGCACGGAAGTTAGAAGCACTGCCTTGCGCATTGAACTCTGTTTGGATTTCACTAAATTGTAGAGGATCTCCAGCTGATGCGGACGCTTGTAATGTCATTAATTACCCTCTAATAATTTTACTTTCTCGTGTAGTTCCTTGACTGCCTCTATAAGAAGCGGTACTAATTTATCATAAGCTACTGTCTTATATCCATCTTCATTAGTATTAACTATATGTGGGAATAGACCTTCTACTTGTTGAGCAGATACACCAACTTGTACTGTTTCTTTATCTGGATTAGTAGCTAGTTCGTTCCATCTATAGTTAAATCCATCTAAGTATGCTAATTTGTTTAATGGATTCTCTATCACTGCTACATCAGTTTTTAATCTCATATCAGAAGTTGCATAGAAGTCATTAGCATATATGTTAGCTGATGCATCTCTATAAGCTATAGTATTAGCAGTAGCTGCAGTAGTTGCGTTACTTGTAATAGTAACTGAACCACTTGTTCCTCCACCAGAAAGACCACTACCACTAACTGCTACGCCTGTAATATCACCTACAGCTGTAGTATAACCAGCTGAGCCTGTTACTGAAGTAACCCTTCCATAAGCATCTATTGTAATAGTTGATATACCTGATGAGTAAGTCGCTGCTCCAGCACCTGCTGTAGCTAGTGCAACTGCATCTGCGCTAACACTAATACCTGTACCTGCTCCTACGTTTAATGTAGTAGTACCTGAAGTAGTAACTGTACCACCTCCAGTTAAACCACTACCTGCAGAGACAGTATGTGAAGTTACTGTACCTGTATTAGTAGTAAAGCCTGCATCGTTACTGAATATACTTAATCCAATTTCATTAGCTGCTTTTCTTCTATCAGCACTTGCGTCAAGTACGATAAACTCATCTGTACCTAGCATAGTATCTGTCATGTCAGTTAATTCACTGAGAGCAGTTGCTAAACTAATAGTACCTGAAGAGGTAACTGTACCACCACCTGACAATCCAGTACCAGCTGTAATACCTACTGAGGTAACTGTACCTGTATTAGAGGTCCATCCAGAGTTATTATTAAACTCTGATAGGTTAATATTAGCTTTTGTTAATTTTCTTTCAACTCCAGCTGTATCTACTACTACGAAATAATCTCCATCACCATTTGTAGTAGAGGTAGCTAACTCATTAAGGTCGATAGCTAATTCAATAGTACCTGATGTAGTAATAGGATTAGTTCCAGAAGATACAATACCTGTACCAGCTGTAATACCAACTGAAGTTACTGTAGCAGTAGATGTTCCATATCCTGCAGAACCAGTAACAGATGTCACACGACCGTAAGTATCAACTGTAATAGCTGATATACCATTAGTAGCTGTAGTCGGAGTAACAACACCACTAGTTAGAGATAAAGTATGTGCAATACCTTCTCCAGTAGTTGCTCCAGTAGAGGAAATACCGGTACCTGCTGTAATAGTACCTACATAGTTACCAGTAGTATCAGTACCAAGTGCTACTGAGTTAGCAGCAATAGTAGTTGCTAATGATATATTACCAGAACCATCAAATGAAACACCAGTGGCAGTTACGTCACCAGATAAAGCAATAGTTCTTCCAGTAGCTAAAGTAGTAGCAGTAGTTGCATTACCAGTTAGAGCACCAATAAATGAAGTAGCTCTTAAAGTACCTGAGTAGTCTGATTCAATATACCATTGATCAACTGCCTCATTCCATTGAATAGATTTGTTTTTAGATGTACCACGCTCTACTTCAATACCTGCATTTTGTGAAGGTACGCCTGTTTCATCGGCGTTTAATCGAATAATATTATCACCGATATTAACTGTATTAGAGTTAACAGTCGTAGTAGTACCCGATACTGTTAGGTTACCATCTACTGTTAGATTATTTTTAACAGTAGTAGTACCAGTAGCAGCACCTAAGTTTAAAGTAGTAGCGGCACCAGCTACATTAACTGTAGTAGCTGTAGTGTTCACTAAACTGAAAGTAGTTGAACCTGTGCCTATAGAAGTAGTTACAGTTGGAGTGACTATAGTTGGTGAAGTACCAAATACTAATGCACCTGAACCTGTCTCATCTGATATAACTGTTTTTAATTCTGCAGAGGTAGTAGCTGAGAAGTCACTAAGTTTATGATTGTGTACTTCATTAATAGCAGATACTATATTACTTTTATTAGTAGTAACTAAACTACCTAATGAACCAATTTGTGAATTGAAAGCGTCTGCATTAGCAATTACGTCAGAATCTAATAATTCGTAATTAGATAATAATAAGTTTAAAGCAGAAGCAACTGTATTGTAACCTGAATCTGTAAAGCCTGATGATAGGTTAGCTGGGTAAATATCACCCAATACATACATATCAGAATCTAAGAAGTTAACTACTATATCACCAGATGCATTTTTATTAGTACCTGATCGTATTCTTAATTCACCTGCATTGTTATCTAAGCTACCGTAAATAGTACCTGCATCTTTTAATACAATGTTAGCACCATCAGCATCTAGTATAATATCACCTGATGCATCTAATGTTAGATCTCCTGTTCTACTAATTAAAGGAGTAATGACACTAGTAGTTGCTGTAACGGATCCTGCTGAAGTTACATTAGCACCTGACATAGTTAAGTTAGTAGTAGTACCAGATTTAACTATAAGGTTACCTGAACTATTGGTTAATCCACCATAAGTAGAACCATCATCTTTTAATATGATATCAGCGCCGCCTGCGTCTAAATTGATATCACCGGAAACATCTAAAGTAAAGTCTCCAGTGCGTGTAAGTTGCGGAGCTACTAATCCTGTAGTAGCTGTAATAGTAGTACCTTGTATAGTAGAAGAAGCATTTACAGTAGTAAATGAACCTGCTGCTGCACTAGTACCACCTATGACTGTACCGTCTATAGTACCGCCATTGATATCAGCTGTATCTGCTACTAGAGCATCTATATTAGCTGTACCATCTATGTATAAATTATTCCATTCTTTAGATACAGAACCTAAATCATATTCTGCATCGCCTGATGGTATTAAATGTGAACCTATTTGAGCTTCAATAGCTACTGAGTCAGTAGAAGCATTACCTATAATGCTAGCTGAACCTGATACAGTTAAGTTACCGGTAAAGGTACCATTCGCACCATTAATATTACCAGTAGTAGTTAAATTTTCATTACCGAAACTAATGCTGCCTGAAGTATCTGTAATAGAAGCTGCGGCAACTGTCAATGTGCCTGTTTTAACTGTATTGTCTTTTAATAATACACTATCAATAGTAACGCCAGCTAATGATGTTTTTTCATTGATAGTATCAGTGTTTACTGCAGTAGTAGCTGTAATAGTACCAGCTGAAGTCACATTAGCACCTGACATAGTTAAGTTAGTAGTTGATCCTGATTTAACTATAAGGTTTGCCGAGTTGTTAGTAAAGGCACCAAATTGTACTCCTGCGTCTTTGAGGAATACATCTGCGCCATCTACATCTAAAGTAATATCAGTACCAGCATCTATAGTTACATTACCACTACCAAATATAGTAGCGTCTCCTGTTATTTCTATAGAAGGGCCTGCATCTAAATTGAATCTAAATCTTTCTGCTGCTGCATCTGAGAATATAATATCGGAGCCATCAGCGTCTAATGTAATGTCACCTACTACATCTACAGATAAATCACCAGTAGCTACTACTAATGGAGTAGTGACACTAGTGTTAGCAGTAGCAGTAGTAAAAGTAGCAGCTGCAGGCGTAGATGCACCAATGACGGTATTGTCTATCGTACCTGCATTAATATCTGCGGTATCAGCTACTAAACTATCAATTTGTGCTGTACCGTCTATGAATAAATCTTGCCATTCTGAACCTACGGCACCTAAATCATAAGTACCATCTACGGAAGGTATAATATCAGAAGCTACGTCTGCTGTAATAGTTACTGTATCTGTAGCAGCGTTACCAAGTGTAGTATTACCATTGACGGTTAAATCGTTAGTAACAGTAACAGATCCTGCTGAAGTTACATTGGCTCCAGACATGGTTAAGTTAGTAGTAGAACCTGATTTAATAATCAGATTACCTGAACTGTTAGTTAAAGTACCGTATTGTGTACCATCGTCTTTTAATATGACGTCAGCAGCACCAGCATCTAATATAATATCTCCGGCAGCTATATCTACAGTGAAATCGCCAGTAGTATTAATCTTGTTAGCAGAAGCGTCAAATACACCTTCTATTTCATTAATAGCACCTACTAGATCTGAATCTTCAGTGGTTAAAATAGAATCTGAATCACCGACAAATTGTGATAAGCCATTAAGCTTATTACGCCATACGGATAGGTGATCGCTTAATTTAAATTTACCGTTATTACTACCTGCCATTATAGTTTCTCTATTAGTTTATCCAACTTAGCGTGCAAATTCAAAAGACTATGTTCTAAATTTGATACTCTATGTTGTAATTCTTGTTGTTCCTCTTTTGCTAGTTGTCTAGCTACTTTTCTTTCTCTGGCCAATTGCGCTTCTCTTTTATTTATATTAAGAACCGCGCCTGACCTACGGTCCTTAACTAAGTTCGCTTCTCCTTCTATAGGTACAAACATTAATCTACTAATGCGATTGCTCTTAAATCTCTTATCTTAGGCACTCTAGCACTAGATGTAGATCTCATTACAATCTTTAATTGGAATTGTGTAAATGGATTTAATGAACCACCAGCACCTCCAATCACATATTCATATTCTCTAAATATTCTAGGATTATCATCAGCAGGAATAGTAGATTCTGCATCTTTCAATACCCAACTCTGATTACTTAAATTGACTCCTTCTTCTGCTGTTCTATAATACAATTGGAAATCAGCTTGTGGAGGTCTATGCGCACCAATCAATACTTTAATACCTACTGCATCTTCTGCTAGTACCACTGGTATGGTAATATGTTTTGCTAATGCAGAACCACCAGTTGGATTAGTTTCATTTACGAAATCAATAGGTATATTAAATCCTGATGAAGATGCTGAATCTTGTTTATCAATAATGTTCTCTGTTAATTGTAAAGTCATTCTATCAAGATCTAGTAAAGGTGATACGTTAGTATCTTTAGTAGCTAGATCAATTTTAAAAGTAGCTGACTTTAATGGTGTAATAGCTGGCATGGTACCTGCGTCACCTTCATCAGTTGGATTAGCAATTAACAAAGGTTGTAAGAAAGTATTATTTCTTCTATTACTCATAGGTAACCATCCGGTAGTAGATGGAATAGCTTGATATCTAGTTTCTGTACCTGCTAAAGATGTTCCAGTAATAAATCTACCGAAAGTATTTAAACTTGTTTGTGGTGGAACTATTCTTGCTATGTTAGGGAACATTTGTGTATATTGAATATTCTTAGATATCTTAACAGCTGAACCTCCAACGCTAGCAGATGAAGTAGCATCTGAATCAGCTGCAAAGCTAAACGATACACCATCTACTGCTGTAATAGTTCTAGATCCCATAATAGAAGAACCTAATATGTTAGCATATCTAGTAGCTGAATCTAATCCATAAACATCTACTGTATCATTAACATCAAAGCCATGTCTAGGAGCTGATACTACAATAGTATCTCCACCTGAGTCTGTTAACAATGGATTGCTACGTAAAGTATCTAATGGAAGCTCTCTATTAGAAGCTACCACATAACCACCAGCTGTATCAAATTGTGCTTTGAATAATCGATAAGTTAAATCTTGTTTCTGTGAAGGTTCCCAAGTAGATCCATTCTGTGATTTAAACAATGAACCTAAAGTAGGTTGTTCTGTAACTCTTTTCTCTGTAGAACCTAATACAAATTTTTCCATCTCACCTACATATACTTTGTAGTTGATAGAGTCTGCTAATAACACAATAGCGTAATCTGTACCGCCACTTAAATATACAGGCTCATCAAAAGTAAAGTCTGTACCATTAGCTAACATATTATCAATAGTTTCTACATAGTTAGATAATCCAGTAGCTGGATTGATTTGTGAAGTGACTGCTGAAGCATTCTTATTAACAAATGCTCTTACTATTTGTGATGAAGGCACTCCATTGACTACTGGTCTAATTTCTAATCGAACAGGGAAAGTTGAGTCTTTTGTTTTAAAGTAAACTCTAACTTTAGTTAAGAAGGCACCATTCTCTTCTGATACAGTAAAGGTTTGTGCTAGTGGATCCCAAGGTTCTACTCGTGTAGTAGTACTGGTTTGTGTATCTACAGTTAACATAACGTTTCTAGTAGTTACAAAATTCTCTTGTAATGTCTCTAATACTCCACGTGAAGTAAAGTTTACTCTAGCGATAGAAGTAGCTTCTTCATCGTCATCTACTGTAACATCTAATAATTTAAATTCTAATGTACCAGTAGCAAATTTTAAAGTATCACCACTAGGTATAAAGAATGAACCTGCTAAATAACCATTAGCATCTGTTGTGATGACACTAGGTGTTTGTGGATGCTGTGTAGCATCTTTAAATTGTGTACCTGGATCTTGATAAACAGAAGTATCATCTGAAGCAAATTGGAATGTTTCTGATCGTATCCAATCTGCAACACTGACTCCATCAAAGAAAGCAAAGTGTTTAGTATTAGGTTTAAGATTATAAGCTCTAAAGTATACTTTCTTAGATCTCATCCAAGGTATAACAGTTACAAACAATACAGTATCTGGAGCTATTCTAGTAGTTACATTTCGTATACCTGATACTGTTAAAGTAGAAGTAGTAGTAGTTTCTGTTACATTAACAAACTGTTGACTACCACCTGCTCTTGGACGACCTACACCTGGACGATCATCGCCTGTATCAAAGTCATTACCTCTACCACCAAATGCTTCTGATTCGAAGCTAGATGTATTAGAAGTAGAACCTAAAGCTTGACCATCTTCTAATTGATTAAGATCAATACCAGACCAACTAAATTGCCACTCATTAAAGAGTTGTTGTTGATCTACAGCTGACTCTGGATCAAGAATAGTACCACCATCTGTAATAGCAGGATCTGCATATTCGATGTCTTTCCAGTCATCAGATTGTGGAGATAGTTCCATGATACCTAAAGCGGTTACTACTTGGAACGGGTTAATGTTTTCTGAACCTGATGCTACGTCTTGTGATTGCCATTTAGTCTCTGTGTAATCTAACATCAGAGTATTACCTTTCTTAGTAATATTAGATGAATTACTTGCGTCGTAAGCTAATCCAACAGCTTGTGTATTATGTCTAGGTCTTAATTCTTTTAATACTGGATCAACAGCTGCTCTGTATTCTGATCCTAAGTATCTGCCTGACATATCAAAGTTAGCAAAGTTATCTACTAAGAAACCTGCTTTGGTTCTATTATTACCTGCTGAGTCTAATACTAATATGTTCTTAGTATCTAGCTCTAATAGGGATAAAACGGCCATATCACGGACTTTATCAATCTTTTCATCTAGTCGTGTGATATCAGCCATAGTATAACGTCTAGCGTCTATTCTATTAAGTTTAGCATCTAATTTGTTAAGTGTATTAGGACCTAATGATATTTGATATAAGTCTAATGCATTAGATGGTACAGATGGATAAGAAGGATTAGCAGATGGTTCACCCAATAGTAATTCAATATATCCTCTTTCATTTAATACCAATCTATCATTTCTACCTAGGTAGTAATTAACATCAGAAGTAATAACATCTGTATTTCTAGGTAAATTAATCACTTGTCCGTTAGTACCAGTAAAGGCTTCGCCTGATGAATCAACAGTAGGTCTAAAGTCTATTACGTTTCTAAGGTTAACTAATATACCATTATCTAATCTATGACTAGGTATATCACCGTAATCTACGACACCAGTATATGAATTAACTGCAAAGAAGTCACCAGAGGTACCATGTGTAAAATATCTAAATTGACAATAGATATTAGTACCAGGATTAGATAAGCCTGGCTTTAATATAAGTCTTGCATTACCATAGTAGTTATCTCGCTGACCATTGTCTATAGTAAATGAATTGGTTAAATCTTGACCACCGGAACTACCTTTCTTAATAGCTAATACATCGTACAAGTCTGCTTTAGCTAGATCTAAAATAAGTTGTCCGTCTACAGTTTCTAATGTTCTTGTAACTGTAGTAGTAGTTAATGTTTTTGCTTTGACTGTTGCATTAGCTTTATTAACATAAGCCAATACTTCAATATTAGATGATACAATAGAAGCATTAGTAATAGTAGCTGATTGTGTACCAGTACCAGTTACACTAGTAGGTACAAAGATGTTACCTGTATCAGTAGAACATACCCATAAAGTGGTATCTACGAAAGTCTCACCAGTAGCTGATAAAGTAATAGTAGCTACACCAGAACCATTAGTAGTAGAAGTAAATCTTCTTTGTACTGTAAAAGTAGTATCAGATAATGATTGTGGTCTAGTTTTTGGTAAAGAGAATAATAAGCTATTGTTTAATGTATCATAGAGAACAGTCTTACCACTTTCTTGTAATGTAGATACGTTATTAGTAGAACCTGAACCTATACTCTTAACATCTCTAAAGCTCTGTCCTGAGTACATATTGATATCAAATAGATAAGCTCTCCAATCAGCTCCATCTTCTTCTATGGCTCTTATTCTTGCAGAACCAATAGCAGTACCAACTCCTTTAGGAGATGCATATAGTGTAGCGGAATCAAATTGTGCAATGTTAGGTAAGCCATCAGCTGAATCTATGTATACATAGTTACCAAAAGTAGCAGCTATAGCTTGGTTATTAGTAATTTCAGTACTAACAGGTTTAGGTAAAGCTACTCGAGTAGTTTTTCTTACATTAGCTCGATAACCATTGACATAAGCTAAACCTGGTGATACTCTTAATATAAAATCATCTGAGTCAGTATCTTCAATGGTAGCTGAGAATGGATTAACAATGTAGTTACCTGATTCTTCAAAGGTTCTTTGTGCTAATACTTCAGTAATCTTATTATAATCTTCTGTACCGGTTTGTTGTTTAGTAATAGCATTATCTGTAATCTCACAATAGAATACAAACATCTCATCTGAATCTACATCATCTTGTGTAGTTAGAGTTAAACGTATACGGTATCTATCAGCGCCAGGAGCAGATAAGTTAGGTGTGACACCACTATTATCATAGAGTGCACTGTTATCTGAAGCGGTAACTATATCTTGTGTAACTAAAAAGCCTATGTTTTGATTAGCAACGTCTCTAGAATATTTAGATAATAGAATACTTTGACCTTCTACAAATACAAATCTACCCAATACAAAGAAGTCTCCTGCTTGGCAAGATAATTGTGTACCTCTACCTATAGCTGGATTAGCTACAGTATTAGTAGTTTGAACTTTTAAAGTAGTACCACCTGAAGTAATTAATTCACTCGGAGTCATTCTAACTGAGGTAGAACCTGAAGTACCTGATGAAGTATCAGTATAGGCTACGTATATAGTAGCTGGATCAGAACCTGATGCTGCAACTACTTGTAATACTCTAGCTTTAACACCAGAGGTAGCACCAGTAAACTCTAATCCTATTAGAGCAGAAGTATCAGCTGGTAATGTATAAGGTGAAGCAGTATTAAGTTTAATAAACTCATAGTTTCTATTAAGTGTTGGTCCACCTGGATTAACTACCGCACCATCTTTAAATATGTTTCTACCAAAACGAGATATCTCTGATTGTATAATGGTTTGTAATTGAGTTAATTCTCTAGCTTGAAGAGCTCTTCCATTATTAAACAATATTCGATAGTAGTTATCACTATCGGCATAGTCATCTCTGTAAGTTGATGAAAACACATTTGAATTAAACGTTGCCATAATTTATCCTATAACTGTATTACTATTTTAATATCTTCAGTTTGATCAGTAGCTCTTACAATAGCTGCTCTATTATCTAAATAAAGTAATTCACCTGAAATTTGTTCTACGTCGCCTGCGGAGTCTGTTACCACAGTACCTGTTCCACCAGCTGGATCTGTTGTTAAAGCTTCAGCTGCTGTAAATGTTCCAAACCCAGTAGTTTCATTTTGATGATAGTAAATATAATCTGAATCTACTTCGTTAATAATACCTCTAGCTGTAGAAGTACCACCAATGACTACTGCGTCATCTACGAAACCTGAGCCACCTGTAAATTTTAATTTTCTTAATGCCATACCTGAAGCGGCAGTAAATAAACCATCAGAGTCACCAATCAATGGGTTTCTTAATAACATCACTTGTCTAAAGTCGTTATCTAATATAAAGGAACCACCTTCTGCGCCATCTGGTTTAGTATTAAACATAATAGCACCAGATCTAAGATCATCTCTTGGATCCCATCCTAAACCTAATTTAGGACCAATAACAGCTCTTGCTGCTGCGCCGGAACCCCCACCACCTGTAATAGCTACTTTAGCTCTAGAGTAATTAGTACCTAGTGAAGCTGAGTCATCGTCCATTACAATAGAGGTAAGTTGACCACCTGATCTACCACCTACTGAAGCTCCTGCTCCTGAACCATCACCTGTAATAGTAATAGTTGGATCAGAAGTATAACCAGAACCTGCATTAGTAATAACAATATTTAAAATCTGCCCTTTCTGTGCTGTGGCAGCATTATGAATAGTTTGTTGTTCTACATCAGCTGCAGGTGAAGCAGAATCTATATCTGCTGAATCGATATATTTTACTGGCATAAAGTTACCAGCTAGAAACTTAGATGCATTTAATGCACCGATAGAATATAAAAACTTCCAAGTATAGTTATCTGCAGTAGTAAATGCTTTTTCTAAAGTACCAGTAGGTTTAACTGTAGATACGTTAGAAGCACCAGTAGTAGCATTCTTAGGTTGTTGTAAACATACATACACTTGGTTCTCATCTGTTAATACATAATACTCATTACTATGAGCTACTGCATTATCATCAAATGGATAATAGATAGCACCACTAGTCCAGTTATTTCTTGGAATAGTAAATGTATAGTCAGTAATTTGTTTTACTGATTGTAAACTTAATAAAGCGTTTCTAATATCTCTTTCAGAGTTCACAGGAGTAGTTGGTGTATCAGATGAATCCCAGTCATCGCACTTGCCTATACCTGCATAGTAAGTATTGGTAGCTGAGTCAGCAATATCATTTAATACTTCTGTAACTAGAAACTTTTTAAATGCATTTGTAATAGTTGATGCCATAATTGTGTCCTATTATATAATGTGAACTCCTAAATCACTATCTTGGTTACCTGTTAAAACCCAATAACTACCTGTCCAGGTGGTTGTAGTAGATGCCCATTGATCTAATGTAAATGAAGTATAGGCCCCTTTGGGTGTTTTAAACGATACAGGAGTTACAGTTGCTAAACCTGTATTGATGTTTATAAAATGTTTTAATTCTCCTGCTAAGCTACCGTTATTCAATGCTATATCTATACCAGTAGATCTATTAGCAATGTAAGTACCAGCAGCTGTTGTATTAGTAATAGTATTAGAAGCTGCAGTATAAGTAGTAGCTTCAAAAGCTGGTTTAGAAATACTTACTGCGCCAGAAGCTTTAGGTTGTATATTAAGACCTATGTTAGTATCATCGCCAGTGGCTGTAATACTAGGTTTATTACCAGTAGCTGCATTAGCTATAGTTATTTCATTAACAGCAGATGCAGTAGCAGTTATTTTTATAAGTTCAGCACCGTTAGTATCATCAATAGAAGTGACTATATTAGGCGCAGTTAAAATTGGATTAGTTAAAGTCTTATTAGTAAGTGTTTGGCTATGTGCCTGAAATACAAATGTATCGGCACTAGTTAATAATGGTAAAGTTACTGTTCTATCAGCTGCCAACTCACTCACTGCAAATACATACTGATGATTAGCAGAGGTATCATTAATCTGTGGAGTAGTTAATACTGGACTAGTTAAAGTCTTATTAGTTAAAGTATCAGTAGTTGCTTTACCTACTAGTGTATCACTAGCATTAGGTAACAGTATAGTTCTGTTATCTGTTAGTGATGTGGTCTTTAAAGTATTACGTAGACCACCATCTAAAAAGACTATAGCTGAATCTTGAAATTCAAGAGAAGTAGATAGGAAATCTGAATCTATTCCTAAATAGTTATAAAGCTCACCGAAGTTGTCATTAATTTTATCGGCAGCTAGTCTAAGGGTATCGCCTGTTCCGTCGTTCCCTGTAGTACCTTTATTAATTACTTGTCTTGTCATAGTCTTCTCAGTGCTTTTACTATTTATTTATATTGATTACTCAGCTGAATCATCTCTTAAGATTATTTGTTGTACATATCCATCTGAATCAGAATCCCACCAATATCTTTGTACCTGATCCATAGTCTCAATAGTGTTTGTAAAGTCTATACCACTTGAATCTGCATCGTGATCTTCATCAAACTGAGGTGAAGTTCTTTGAATCAATTCAATGATAGAACCGTATTGTGTAGCTAGTTCACCAGTAGTTGCAATACCATCGTAAGCAGCTACTTCTTGACGTAAAGGTTCTAATGGTACTTGTACTCTGTATATGGTACCATCTTCTGCATAACGTAAAGTACCTGTCATCTCAGTTTCAGTGTAAGTACTAAAGGTACCTACGCCTTCTACAGCTATTGGAGGTAGTGCTTCTTCTATAATGTTTGGCATGTTGTCGTAGTCTAAATCAATAGAACTTACTATTTGTACTTCAGCGCCTAAGTAAAAGCCTGCTGGATGTACGAACAACTTATATAGATCTCTCCAGTCACTACTACTAAAACCTATCTTAATAAGAATAGCATATGTTTGATATAACTTATCGTTTTGTAAATACCTTTGTGATGAAGGACCAATTAATGAATCTTCTGTGTTTAGTTTGAAGATATATTGTTTGGGATATATGATATCAGGGTCGGTATTATAAAACATTCTAAAGAACTGTTGTATAGAATATCGAGTACCTTTTGATTTATACAGTATATGTGCAAACTGTGCGGCTGATCTCTTATCAGGAAAGCCTTCAAAATAAGATTGACCTAGTAATTGTTCATCTTCAATAAAAGATAATAGATCATTATCAGTAGATACTATATCTTTAGCTTCTAGTAAGTGTGGAAGTATTTCGGCTGGAGACTGCTCATTGTTTTCCATCCAATCGAAATACTTCTTTAATAAAGTAACTAGTTGTGGATAGTCTTCTAAAAAGTATTCAGGTATAGTAGATTCTACCTGACTAGTAGGTAGTAGAAAGTTGCGTCTTTTCTTATCTACTAATCCTCGATGCATTAGTTAGTAGCCGTAGTAGGTACAGATCTAACAACTGTACGTGTATTATCGAATAATAGAACATCGTTACGTGTAGGTTCTATCGCACTTTGGTTAGCTGGTGTCACTACTAGTTTGATATAGCTATCACCTGAAGTAATGGAGTCAGGATTGAATCCTACTATGTTAACTACGCCAGTAGCAGCTGTGTAACTACCTAGGTTATCTATAGCTATAGAATCATCTGCTGTACGAACTACTTGTAAAATAGTAGAACTTAATTTATTTTTAATGACGCAGATATCACCTCTGTACACAAAAGTAGTAGAATTGATAATATAGTTTTCATCATCTGGTCTTGCAATAGGGCAAGGGAATCTTAAATTATAATCCCGTGTGGCTGTAAGAGTAGGTACAAATCTTTGATTCAATCGTATATCAGCTCTAGATGACAGTACTGATACATCAGTATCATCTACTAAACTTAATAGATTTGATCTTCTAAAAGCACGCTTAAATAAGCCTAAATTAGTTGAAAAGTACGTACTTACTACGGATCTTACGTTAGACTCAGTGGTGTTTTTAGATAGTGATGTTAGTTTATCATTAAACCTAAAGAAGATATCACCTTCTACATAACTGTATATTGGATCTGCAAAGTCTACACCAAATGATACTACTGATAGATCATTAGCTAAATCACGTATAGATTGTTTAGTAGCATCAATAATAGTTTGTGATACATCAGCATTAAATCTTATAGAATAAAAAGTAATACCAAATTGTGGTTCTAAATTATCTTCTCCACCCCATGCATTAATGTCTGCAATTAATTGTGAGAAGTTTCTAAGTACTAAAGCTTTATAGTCTTCTGCAGTCACCATTCTATTTTGTGTAGCATATTGAAACGGTGCATTCTTTCTTATTGATTCTATAGATTCTTTAGCTGAACCACTAGCTGATCTAGTTACAGTAGTTACTGATAAAGGATAAGCTACGCTATTAACAGTGACAGTATTGCTAGCTGCAAAAGCAGTAGCTGTATTAGCATCTGCACCTGATGATACTAGATAATCAACTTCAATCTTATTACCGGCTGCAGGTACTACTCCCAAAGCATTACCATCACCAAAGGTTAATTCATAATAACCATTAGGTGATTCTTTTAAAATATAAAGAGTAGAGCTTGCATTGATAGTAGTAGCATCAATAATATCTGTATAAGTCTTATAAGAAGAAGATGAAGTAGTCTCATATACTTTTACTGTAGCTGTTCTAATATCCATATTCTTTTCAGGAATAACATATACTACATTTTCTTCATAAGGTCCTACAATAAAGGTTTTAGTTTTTAAAGTACCTTCATAGATATTAATGTTCTCGGAACCAGCTGATGTTTTAAATAAGTAGTAACCAGAACCATCATCAATAGCTTCTAGATCATCTAGAGTTTGAAAGGTATACGTGGTTTCATCTACTGAAGCAGTAAAAGTAACACCTTCGTTTAATTGAATAGTAGCAGGTCTACCAGCAGCTCCTATAGTTAAAGCTAATTTAACTTGGCCGCGTGAAGTAGTTACTGAGTCAGGTATGTAACCTAAAGCTTCAGACAGTGCTACTACTGATGGTCTTAATTGAGCGGTACCTAGAAAAGACTCATTTAATGCAAAGTTTGCAATTAGACCATTGTAATGTGTATTGTAAGCCAATACATCTAAAATATTAGATAAGCCAGATGCTTCAAAATCATAATCAGTAAATTCATCTTGTGTTTGTAAATAAGTTTTTAGATTACTTTTAATAGTATCGAAATCTAATTGGGTTGACCTTATAGTAGTGGCCATTATCTATACCTCGTAATAGTTGTCTCTACTGAAATAATATTCTGCGATGCATTTAACACTTGTGCTTCTAGGTACACATTAAGACTATTATTCTCAGGAGTCATATTAATATCTAATTTTAAAATTTTGGCTCTAGGTTCAAATGCTTCTATTTGTTTTATAATTCTATCTCTCATAAGAAACGATGTTACATCATCAGCTAATTCAAATAACATAGCTCTTAAATTACCACCAAAGTTAGGAAGAAAAGGTTTTTCTAACTTATTAGTTAATATAAGATTTTTTAATGCTTGTTTGACTGCAGCGGCATCTTGTTTCTTATAAATCTCACCAGATGGTTTAGCTGTAAAAGTTAAATCAATATCTTTAAACAGTCGAGTCTTAGCCGTTAGTAAACTAGCGGATCCTAAGTTACCATCTTCAATTGAGAACGCTTTTGCCATACTTTTATTTATATGTTACCAAAGACACGATTGGCTACTCTTTCACCACCATCTTGTAACATTCTATTAATAAATCCAGTATCTACATTAGTTGCATAGCCCCAATTCTCATCAGCCTCACCTGTAATAGTAACCATATCTAACCAAGGATTACTTGTTTTAAGATATTCTACCATACCAGCAGTTACATTAGCAGTGGTGGTTCTATTGTAGTTTCGTGAATAGTCACTAGAAGGAGTAAAACCATTAGCATGTGTTCCAGACACAGCAGTAAACTGACCTTCTTGTTTAACCACATCAATAATATTATTAGGGTATCTATCATTCTTCACTCTGTTTAAAATAACAGTAGTGAGATAGCTTCTCTCTAATGCATTATCACTAACACTAGCTAACACAGTACGAGTCAACGCATTTAATTCTGCTTCTGATACTTCTCTATTAATAAAAGCTTCTACTTTTGTCTTTAGGTTAGAATAATTAGGTTCTACTTTAAGTAACAAGTTACTATTAGCTGCATCTATAGTACTATTATCTACTGTAGTAGGTGCTTGTATGATATCAGATATAGGTATAGTAGGTGCTGGTAAACTGTCTGGCGCTGGTTCTACATTATTCGATTGATTAGTTACAATGATTGGATCACGAATATCTAGTTTAGGTTTAAGCTCTACCAATTCATTCATAGCAAATAAAGAATGATTGTAGTAGGTACTAATCTGTCTTTCAAATGTTAAATCAAAAGCATAATTAGCATTGGGCATAATTAATATAATCTGTGCATGTAGAGTACCATTAGGATCAAAGGTATCGTATTCTAAAATTAAATGATCGAAGTTTAAATAATCTTTCCAAAACTCTACTACGTCAAAAGTTTTCTCTAAATCTACTTGACCTTTCTTATTGATTACTTGATAGACAATAGCGCGGCCTGTAGTTTTTAGTTCTGCAAAAGTAGCGCCTGGATTGTTAGCATTAAAGGTTGGGAATCGTTCAGTTGCCATATAGTTGGCTAAATGACTAGCAGTATTCGGATTAAATGCATTGTATGGTATCGTACCGTTACCACCTGGACGATAATGTCTATAGACACCTTCACTAACTACTAAAGATATATCTTTAAAAGCTCTTTGATCATCGTTAATCATACGCAATGCTTCGGCATGCAAATATAGATTACGTGCTATCTGCGTACGGTTTTGTGTTGGGAAGTTTTCTAGTCTACAAGGACTACTCCGGCTACCCATAAACTTACTAATAGTCACACCTGGCGCTAAAGAAGTATTACCTGATAAATTACCTTTTACAAAATTAGGATTATACTTCGGGTCTACCAATAATATCATGTTCTTTTCCTCGGAATAAATCTTTGACTTCTATTTTCTAATGCGTTATTGCCTAAAGGTGTATAACCAAATCTAGAAGTAGGTTCATTAGTACTAGTTCTACCTCTTTCAATATTACCCGCTGGTACACTAATATGATAATTACCATGTAGCTTACGCTTCTGAACTAATTTATTAGCAAAGTCTGCATTAGTAGTTTTATACGTTCTTAACTTAGCACGAATCTCATGTATATCTGGTTCGTGATCTAATAAACCTTTGTAGTCATCTAGATGTATTAAATCATTTAAGTAATTATGATCAACATCTAAATCAATATTCTTAATAGCATAATCAGACATATGACACAAACCTATTTCTACTGGAGTGACAGGAGGTGGTATAATAGGAATAGTAGGAATGATAGGTACAATAGGAATCAAAGTTGGAGCTGGTAGTGCACCTAACTTAATTGCTTGTAAAGCTTGTAATGAATTAAGAGATATATTAGACGCACCGGCTACTAATGCCATAGCTGCCGTACCTTGTAATTGACCTGTAAAGGTACATAGGCCTGGTATACCTGTATAATGGCTACCCCAATATTCTACAAAGTCACCACCTATCTTACCTGTAATACCAGTCACTGATACTTGATCACCATTGATGTTAGTGACTTGACCAGTAGCTGCCCATTCTAAAGCGCCCGATTGCTTAAAGGTACCACTACTGTGCATATCAATATTACCCATACTATTTAATTGATAATGGTTATGATGATGATGTTCAGAAGTACCATAAGAGCGTCGTACATCTTTTTCTACGATCACTGTTTCTGCTTGACCTTTAATAACTTCTTTATAATCGTTAAGAATCTCAGTAGACTTAGAACCATGTATGACTTCTCGTACATTGTTTTTACCAGATATGTTAATGTTACCACCTACTGATAAATTATAGTCACCAGTTACATGCACATCTAAATTACCACGATACACTAACTGTCCATTACCTTCTACGATCACAGTATGATCAGCTCCTACAATCTCTACTTGGTTTCTAGGAGAACTATATAGTGTAGAACCATCAGCTCTTAATTCTATACCAGAACCAGAACGATGTTTAATTAATATTCTTTCACCGCCAGGAGTATCATCTATTTCAATGATATGACCTGATTGTGTTTCTTGAACTGAGTTTAAAGGATAAACAGAAGGCTTTTGATCTGGTAAATCAATAGAGATACCAATGTCACCGCCACCTGTAAATAATTCATTAACAGTAGCTCCTCGTGCAGCTGTATTAATAGAAGAACCGAAGAAATAATTCTGCTTAGGATATTCTCCTGAAGCATCTGCAAAACCATCGGGCTCATACACTCCAGTAGTTAACTCTGGACCATCACCTCTGTTAGCTATTCTTTTTTGTAAATCATCTCTTGCTGTGGTCATGAGATCGCACCTCTATTTAATAAATTGTTACAATACTCTTCTACATCAAAACCTGGATCTGGTTGATTAACATCTATAGCGTTATGACCTAATATACGCATGCCAGGATATTTAGTTTTCAAAGCGCGCACAAAGGTTTCAAAAGTATTAAATTGTGTTCTAGTTAATGAACGTACTGTTCTAAATCTTTCAGGATCAGGTGTACCAGTAGGACAATTATACCCACCTACAAAAGCTATCGATAGACTTCTTAGATCAGGTATGAGTTCTGCTGTATTAGAAAATAATTCAGGAGGTCTACCTCTTTGTAATACACCATTACGTTTAATAATATAATGATACAATATACCATCGTGGCCTAAATCTTTATGAGCAGCATCTATATCATGCGCATCCAAATCTGCATTAACAAAAGAATCAGTCCAATGTACAATACATCTATTGATTTCATCTTTATCAAAAGATACCATTTCAGCTTTTAATTCTTCTTCTGAATTGATAGTAGTAAATACATAATCAGCTTGACCCCATAAGTTGGCCGCTGCTCCTAATTCTATAGGAGTATTGAATACTGATTGTGAAGTATCTAGCTGACTTGCTATACTTTCTGTAATGGTTACTAAAGTCTCTGGTGTTAATGTTTCTGTAGTTCTATTAGGATTATTACGATTAGCTTCTTGTTGTCCTGCACCTACACCAGGTACAGTATTGCTAATAGCATTATTAATACGTGAGTTGATAGCAGCTATTTGATCTCTTAAGTTATCTTCTAAAGTACCTGCTTGACGCCATGCATCTAATGTCTGTTGTGCTTCTTCTGTTGTTTGACCTAATATACCTCCAAGTAAACCAGTAGTATTACTAAAATCTATAGTAGGTTGTCCATTCAATATAGATTGAGCGTAAGTATCTAATAAGTCAGCAGCACTTGCATTAAACTGTAAATCACTAGCTAGATTAGTTAATGAATCTAACAAACCTTGAGGTCCATTTTTAAATGTATTAAAGGCACCAGTTACCGTATCTGAAATACCACTGACACCAGCAGCGTCTGCAGTAGCATGTAAAATATTATTCCAACCAGTTAAATCACCACTTAGTATTCTTCTACCTAATCCAGTAATAGCTAATATTAAAGATATTAATGAACCTGTTGAATTATTAGTAATCACAGAAGGAGTAGAAAAAGTATAAGCATCAGAATCAAAAGCCGGTGCGGATATAGTAACAGTAGGAGGTGTACCACTATAAGAACCACTATCTACTATACTAATACTAGAGATGACTCCGTTAGATAAATTAGCAGATAATATAGCACCTCCACCACTAACAGTAATAGTCGGATCTTCAAAATAACCATAACCACCTGAATCTAAACTTACAGAAGCTATAGCGGTAGCACCACCATTAAGAGTTACAGTACCAATAGCAGCGGGCTTAGGTTGATAAGCTCTAGTAGGAGCAAAGTCCATAGTTATTTTAGAAGTAGTAAAGGTTAAACCTAACATAGAAGCAATTTGTTGTATACCTGCTCCCGATGGATCTGTAATAGCACCTAATACTTTATCAGCTGATAGATTTTCTATACCACCAATATTTTCTAAAAAGTCTTTACCAGCATTAACAGCTGACATACCTGATTTAATATCACCTGCATCTGCTCCTAATAATGAAGCACCAACTACAGCGCTATTACGTATTAGGTTGCTTTCTGAATTTTGTGCAGCTTCGTTACCCGAGTTTTGAACTGCTTGATCTAAAGTACTCATGCTAACACCTCATTTCTAGCTAATAAACATAACTCTAGAATATCATTATACAATGATGTCTCTGTATTGTTCATGTAATATTGTTTAACTATCATAGCTGAACCATCTTTACCTACTACTTTTTTAGATCGTAATAGTTTTCCATTAGTTGTTACATCTGTAGTTCTTAATTGATGTAATATAAAATTTAATTGTACTGGAAACTTAAGATAAGATGGATTTTGTTCTAAAGGATCTACCAAATAATATTTTGCAAATACTTTTAATTCTCTAGCATCAAAGTTATTCCATTTTGCTATACCACTATTATTAGTATCAAATCTAGGATTAAATTTGGATACAAAATCTAAATTACCTACTATACCAGCAGCTTGTTCTACAGTATATCCATTATCTATAAAGAATTTCATAGCTTCAGATCTTCTTCTTTTTCTTTGTGGCTCTCCTGTCAAACCTTCTGAAGCAAATATAGGCACTACTTGTTCTGTATTCTCTGAACCTATAGTTTGTTGTGCGGTAGGATATTCTGTTCTAGGTAAAGATCCTAATACTAAAGGAATCTGAGAAGATACGCCATCTGCAAAGAAACCAAATACTAAAGCACCAGACAATAATTGTGGTGTACGACCTATACCAGATACTCCACCTTCAGTAGTAGGTATAATAACTTGTGCCCATGGTAAATCTTTTTCTGGTACCATACTTAATCGTGGATCATGTACACCATGTATTCTAACACGGACTCTACCTTCAAATCCGATAGGTGGAGTATGATCTACTACTATACCAGTAAACCATCGAACATTGTCACCGTAAAATTGTTTCTCTAAAGTCTTCATGATACATTACTCAACGGTACATCTGCTTCGTACTTAGACATCATTACATCTGTACTAATACCATTAGTATTAAATATTAATCGATTAGCGTATATAATATAATCTCCAGATAGATTCACATCTTTGATACTATCTGCATCAGGTGTAAAAGAAGCAGCTTGGAAATTACAGGTTATTTTTTGTCCTGTGCCAGCACCCGTAGAGAAGAATACATCACCAGGTATCTCTGCTGATATCATATTCTTTTGAAAAGCTACTTTAAGTGCTAAGCTTTCTAATCTTTTTCTTAATTTATGTATACCGTTATCATCATAGTAACCATCGTTATCTAAATAAGTATTAGATGAATTTACAGTATCAAATGATATACCTTCTAATTCATCAGGTATAAGATTCTCTGCTACAATACCATTAGTATTGTCAGCTGGTGTACGAACTACATGTAATGGATCAAATACATTTTGTTCTTTAGTTAATAAATTGTTTTGATACATGCGTCGTAATTGTTCTCGGATGCTAAAATGCGCTTGAGTCATTCTACCAGTATTTAAATCTACATTGCTAATACCAGAACCAATACCGCCTAACTCTTGCATAGTTAAAGCGTTAGAATAATCTTTGACATTGATGTCACCAATCTGAAATCCTAAATTATCATAGAATTGTATTTCTTCTGGAGATACACCAGGCGCTATAACAAACATCTGTTGATTCATAGAGAAAGGTCTTTCAACATTCATAGCTGGTTGTGTTAATAGATTATGTAGATCATCCATAACCATGACGTCATGATAGAGTGAAGTATGTAGAAAATAAGGACAACCTATAAAAGAAGTAGCACGATCATTAATCCATCCCATAGCTTCTAATGGTTTTAGATAAGGTATGCATACTGTCATACGTTCTTGTACAGGACGTGATCGTGTAGTAAGTAAAGCTGCAAAGGGCTTTTTCAAATAATCTTTACAAATACTTTCTATAATTTCTATAGGTGTACCAGTATAAGATTTACTTACTTGTTTTAAACTGTTTAGATAATAATGTTTTTCTATCAAACCTAAAGTGTATACTCTTCTTCTTTCACCTTCAGTATTCATTTGTTCAATGTTGTTAATAATAAAATCTTTTCGTATACGAGGTTTGGTAGCTGAAGATATAGTTGATTCAATTTCTAAATGTAAAGACTCTGTACCTCTAAACGATATACCATCCATAAGATTATTATCATCTTGTATGAGTATTTTACCAGTGACAAAAGGTTGATCTAATTTTTCAAATAGAATAATCTCAGCAATAGAGCTAACTATAGATATAGGTAATGGCAGCTTATCAGAGGTGATGTCAGCTACTGTTATTCGATAAGGTAATTGTGCTGACTCGAACATGTTACTTTAGATATTGTTTAAAGACACCTACCAAACTTGAAATGATTTCGGGTCTAATAACTTTAATTTGTTTATGTGATTCATTAACATTAAGATATTGTTCTAGATAAGTAACAATAGTTTTACCGCTAGTATTTTGTAAAGCTGGATTGATATCTACCCAGTTACCACTAGCGTCTTCTAAATGATGTATACCATTATATTCATAGTCTTGTGCATATACAGTACAGTAATAATCAATATCGTCTGTGCCTGTATATTTCAATTGCTCACCCACATTAAAATTATCAGGGCCTTCAATGATTAATTGACCTAAATCTAAATTACGTCTTACGATAGTACCTACGGAACCAGATAGTGTTCCAGTTACTTCTGTATCCACTTCAAAAATATGATCGCCTGCTATATGTAAAGGAGTAGCTGTTCTTACTGCCCAATCAGGATAGTTGGCCATAGCCTTAGTTCTAGCAAGTTGATAATCTAATGGCCACCCTGATTCCTTTAAATGATCATTCATATAAAAGAAGGTCCAATGATAATCAGGTGTACCATATAGCTTGTATGATAATGTATCTGGTCTATCACCATCTAATATAGTGTAATAACGATAATCAGAGACTCTCTCTTTAACTTGATCGAACACATCCACATAGACAGATAGATTAGGAAAGGTTACTGACTTTACCTCATCACCGAATCGATAGCCTACTCTTGGGAAGTTATTAAAGTATTTCATATCTCTACTTGTTCCCTACGCTCAGCATCCATCTGATCTTGTGCAGTCATGCCTTCTGATCTTGTAATAGCCCAAAACTTTTGTTTATCATACCATTTCTCTATATCTTTGCGAGATAATGGTTTTGCTTCTACAAAGGTTAATGTCATTCTTACTTCATTAAACTTACCGTCTCTAAACATACCCATTTGTGATGGGTTATAGGAAGTAGATATATTTCTAAGATAACAAGTTCTAAAATCTAATTGCGGTAATACACCACCTTTATACATAGCAGTAATTTCAAATACATTAGGAAATTTAAAACCTAATGGTATTTTACCTTCTGGATCAAAAATAACATCTGGATATATTTGCTTTCTAAATTCTTGTATGATTAATTCTAACTGAGTAGCTTCTTTTCTTGAAGTAGGTACTAATACAAAGTCAAAAGAAAATTCACGAACGTTAACATTATTAAATATAGTTCGTGTGTTAGGATTGACTGTAACTCGTGTTGCACCTTTAATAGCGCCACCGATAGCTTCTTGACCTAACATATTAGTCAACATAGCTGCACCCACAGCACCTAACTGTCCTGCATTACCTGTATTAGAAGCATTGCCTACTACGGCGTCTATAAGAGTTCGTAAACCAGTACCAGTTGCACCTACTACATTACCACCACCTGCTGAGATAGCTTGTTGTGCACCAGCACCTATAGCACCTAAGTTAACATTACCGTAATCAATAGTATCAGGTATAGTGATGTTAGGTGGTAAGTATAAAGCAATCATAGCACCCGTTTCTTCTCTAGGACTGGATGAAGTAGCTCGTATGTCTGCACCAGCAAAACTTTCTTGCGCTACGCCAACTACGTTTTCAAAAGTTTTAGCCCAATCCCAATCGTTGGCTCTTAACTGCGCTAAAAAACTTTGATCTAATAGAGTACCAGTAAAAGTCTTTGCTTGATCTAAAAAGTTAATAAATGATCTACCTAAACCTACTAAGTCTACAGCTTTAGGTTCATAGGCGCGAAACAATAGAGTGGCTTTTTGTTCTTCATACCCCATTCTTTCAGGGAATCTTAATACTTTATTATGTACGCCACCTAGAGCTTCCCAATCTCCTTGATCTAATTCACTCAAAGGAACTCCTGCAGCTACTTGTCTACCAAATTGCGCTCTAGCTCTTTCTTGTAAAATATCGACTCTATTAGCCATATATGAAGTCCAATAAATAATTAATGAATTTATTTATAAGGAAACTCAGATGGCTTACTCGGGTAAGTATAAAGTAAAGAATCCTCATAAGTACGCTGGGGATATTAATAATGTGGTATATAGATCACATTGGGAAAAACTTTGCTTTAATTGGTGTGATACTAAAGATGATATTAAAGAATGGTCATCGGAAGAAGTCATTATACCTTATTACTTTGATGTAGATAAAAAGTATCATCGTTATTTTATGGATTTAAAGTTTACAACAAAAGAAGGTAAAACATATCTTATTGAAATCAAACCTGAGACACAAACTAAAGTACCTAAGAATCCTAATAGGTCTAGAAGATATATCTCAGAAGCATTGACCTATGTAAAAAATCAATGTAAATGGCAAGCAGCAGAAGAATACGCTAAAGATAGAGGCTGGCATTTTAAAATATGGACTGAAAAAGATTTACAGAAATTAGGTTTGTTAACCAAACCATTACCTGGAACATTAAAACCTTTTAAACCGTACAAACCTTTTACACGGAAGAAGCATAAATAACTAAGCTGTATGGCCATATATTATCCTGAGCACAATCTTGTGTTTATACATATTCCTAAGAACGCTGGGACGTCTGTCAAGCTTTGGTCTCATGCTCACTCTCCTACTAGTATTAACATATTAGAAAAACATGAACACTTTGGTCGTACTTATAATCAACTTGTATTAAGTAGCTATAATGTAAAAGATCTAAAATCATTTATTATCATTAGAAACCCATGGGATCGAATGGTAAGTTGCTGGGCCTTTTATCTAAAAAGAGGTATGATAGAATTGAATACTACATTTGAAGATTTTGTAAAACGTAAAGCTAAATTAAAGCCTGGTGTTGGAGAACATCATAGAGGTTGGGGCGCAGTTGAAACTCAACAATATCGTTTTAATATGATTCCTGATATTGTATTACGGTTTGAAAATTTAACTGAAGATTTTAAAATCATACAGGATATATTAGGTTGCCATGTTCCTTTAGAGAAATCTAATATTTCATCTCATATTCGTTATCGTGAATACTATCATAAACAACTCTTAATTGATATAGTGGCCGATCATTTTGTAATAGATATACAGCGATACGGATATACCTTCTAACCATATAAATAAAACATATGAGTAATCTCTTCGCTAAACTAGAACAGGAAGCTTTTAGGGCTGGTATTACACCACGCTCACAAGCATCTATTCGTTGGTTTAAAAATAAAATAGGAGCTATGCGAAGTGTCAATAGACAAGCTCTCATGCAAGAAAAAGAAATACAAAGAATGCAAGCAGACTCAGGTATGATAGGATCTATGTTTATGTATTTCTATGATCCAAAACTTAAATTAACTTTACCATATTACGATAAGTTTCCTTTAATTATTATGGTAGGTCCAGCAGAAGGTGGCTTCTATGGTTTAAATTTACATTACCTACCTATGACATTAAGAGCTAAGTTTTTAGATACACTTATGGGTATGACTAACAATAAGAAGTATGATACTTCTACTACCTTTAATGTTAAGTATGAATTTTTACAAAAAGCAGCAGGTGCCAAATATTTCAAACCTTGCTTTAAACATTATCTAACCAAACATGTACGTGGACAAGTAGCATTAGTATCTGCACCTGAATGGGAGATAGCTACTTTTTTACCGACAGCAGATTTTGAGAAAGCTTCACAAAACACAGTATGGGGTGACTCTAGGAGAATAATTAATGGCTAATTCAATTGAAATATTAAAGTCAGAAATTAGTAAAGGTAATGGACCTGCACAACGTAATCTATACTCTGTAGAATTACCTACAGATTGGTGGAACGTACCAGGCTCTACTCTAAACTATCTTTGTACTGCAGCTATCATGCCAGGTAGATCTATAACTACTCATGAAAGAAGAACTGATATGGTAGTACGACAAGTAGCTTATGGATTCGCTGTTGAACCAGTTACATTAACTTTTAAAGTATTAAACGATAGTAAAATAAGAGCTTATTGGGAAAACTGGCAGCGTAATATTCTAGGTGGTTATGAAATAAGTTACTTTAACGACTATGTTCGCGAGATTAAAATCAATCAATTAAAGAGAGGTATGAATCTCTCTATACTAAATAAAAACTTTTCTAATAAGATAACTAAAAATGTACCACCTGAAATATTAGGAGCCATATCTTCCTTTGCATCAGGCACAGTAGGAGTAGGTACTTCTAAAGGTAGTGGTATACAGTTAACGGGCGATTTAGCACAAGGTGATTTATCTTTAGGTTTTGTAACCCGAGATCAAATAACTTACACTTGTACTCTACATGATGCTTATCCTACTAATATTAGCACGGTAGAATATGGAGATGATCAAAACGAGTTCGTAAACTATACAGTTACATTAACTTATAGAGATTGGAGTTCAAATTCTAGTGTATATGCACGAGAACAAGGACGTACCTACGAAGGACTAGCAGGTAGTTTAATTACTAAGGCAATTGGTAAACTACTGTAATTATATAATAGGAGAATGAAAATATTATGAAAAATTTGCCAAAACTGAATGCGTTACCAAAGCATGTTCTAGTGATACCTTCTACTGGTAAACAAGTAAGGTTTAGACCCTACTTAGTAAAAGAAGAAAAGGTATTAATGATGGCTTTAGAAACGCAAGATACACAAGCACAAATAAATGCTGTGTTAGATATATGCCAAGCTTGTTTACAAGAAGAAGTAGATATTAAATCACTACCAACCTTTGATGTAGATTACATCTTTACTAAGATAAGATCTAAGTCAGTGGGTGAGATATCACAATTAAGATATCCTTGTAAAGCTTGCGAAACATTGAATGATGTGGACTTTAACTTAGATGCAGTAGAATGTATAGTACATAAGCAGAATCGTAATATCGAAATTGAAGAAGGTATTACTCTTACTATGAAGTATCCAACCTATAAAGAAATGGAAGGAGTCATAGTAGAAGATGATGAAGCTGCTAGTGCATTAAGAGGTGTAGCCAAAACTATTGAAAGTATTAAAACAGAAGAAGAAGTTATATTAGCCAAAGACGTATCTCCAGAAGAGTTAAACGAATTTGTAGAATCTATGACTTCTAATCAGTTTGAAAAAATAACACAATACTTAACTACTACACCACAAGTGAAAGGTAAACTTATTTTTGATTGCACAAGTTGTAAAGATCATAACGAGGTTGAAGTAATAGGGTTACAGAATTTTTTCGCATAGCCCTTTCTCATGACAACCTAGTTAATTATTATCGTACCAACTTTGCACTGATACAACATCATAAATATAGTTTATCAGAAGTAGAAAATATGATACCATGGGAAAGGGAGATATATGTAGCTCTCTTAGTCGAATGGTTGAAGGAAGAAAAAGAGCGTTTAGAACAGGAAAAAGCTAAAAGAAAATGAGCATAGAAGCTTTAACAAGAATAACTAAAGACAACCAGGACAAACAAGATAAACAAAATAAAGTCTCTGGTAAGAACTTAGCTGTTATCGCTGCAGGTATTGCAGGTCTTTGGGCTTGGTCTAAAAGAAATGATGCAAAAGATGATAAAGTTAGAGAAGAAAACGCTAAACAAAATAAAGAACAAGCTAAACAAGGTAAAGAAAAAGCTAAAAGAGATCGCGATGCAAAACGCCGAGGCGATACAGGCGATCCAACAGTTAATGGTTTCCGTAAAGCTTTAAGACGAGCTACTGATTCATTAGGTGGATTCTATAGAGGTATCAAAAAAAGTTTCTCGAGTCTCATCGATACTTTTAGTATTGGTAATTTAAAAAGAACTGTATTAGCTCCATTTAAATTAATATTACCTTTAATAGCTTTAACTGCTGGTCAAGCATTATTAGGTAATCTATTTGGTGGTGGATTACTAGCAGCAGGTGTCGCGACTGGTAACCCTGTGCTTATGTTAGCCGGCTCTTTAGCATTATTAATTGGTAATCTTGATAAGTTAATACCATTACTACAGAAAGTAGCAGATCCGCAATGGCGTCAAGAACAGATTGATAATCTAGCTAAGTATTTTGATCCTGATCAACCTAATAACATATGGAATCTTCTCGGAAGTAAATTACCTAGCTTTATCTATGCTGTTCTTAGTAGCGCATTTGGTAAATTAAGAGAGATTATTCAAGGCGCGTTAGGTTTAGGTGATAATTTTGCTGGCAATGCTGCTAGCACTGTATTAGGAGGCGTTGCTACTTATGCTTTAGCAAGAAGATTACCTTTCGTAGGAAAAATGCTTCCAACTACAGGTAAAGTGTTGGGTACAGTAGCTGGCGCGACTGGTCTTACTGCATTAACTAAAGGAATCGGAAGT